TCTGGAGCAGGTCACAATTGGGTGCCCCTGTAAGGTCAGTGCCGATAGATGACAACCAAATGTGTGACCTGCTCCAGACAGCTATTGGTGACTATGCAGACTTCACACAGCATTTCATTATAGAGAGCAACTGGCTGAACCTTTTAGGACAGGATAAGACAAAATTTGTGAACTCAACCGAGGATTTGATGTATGCACTCACGACCAGGTCAATGGACTGGACAATGAGCTATGCACAATGGTGTTCTAAAGAGGTGGGACTGCAAGCAAGAGGCACGAATCCAAAGTATGAACTGAAAAAAGACTTCATCGCCTTGGAGCCAGGTAAACAAGTGTATGTAATCCCAGCAGGTAGAGAAGTGAATAGGGTTATGTGGATTACACCAAGTACCACCAAGGCAGCCATGTTTACTCAGAATGGCGGTTTGGCATATGCGTTCAATGGTGGTTTGGGCTTTGGTGCACAAATCGGTGGTGCAGCAGGATTCAATGGGTTCTACGGATGTGTGGGCAGTGCTTATGATACTGCATTACTGGCAGCAGACTTAAAGGAAAAGAATAAATTCTTTAGGAATGACCTTGCATACAAGATAACACTTGGCCCTAATGGTACACACTTGCTTCACTTACTGTCTGTGCCTGGTATGCTTAATCCTAATACCTTCGGTAATGTGGCGATTGATGATAAGGGGTGGAACAGCTTTAGGGATTGTTATGTCTGGTATGACTACTATCAGACTGATGGTTCCCAGGAACAGATAGACGAATGCAGACTTGAGCACAGGGATACTGTCATATTGACACCTGCCGACGTTCCGTTGGAAGAGATGCAGTATGAATTGATGAATTACCCTACACAGCAAATCATAAGGCAGTTACTGGTAGCTTATTGTCAGATAACACTTGGTAACATTTTCGGTAGGTATAATGGCCAAATAAAGATACCAGATGCAGAAGCCACCCTGAACTGGCAAACACCTCATGATGACGGCCATAAAGAAAGGGATAGGGTGCTTGCAGAGTTAAAAGAGAGATATAACGAACTTCTCCCTTGGAACATGGCAGAGAACATGCAAAAAATGGTACAGGCAAACCTTGAAATACTCAAGACAAAACCATTTGTCAATTTTTATGTTAGATAATGTTAAAAGTGAAGGCAAGGAAGTAAAATTTCTTGCCTTTTGTTTTCCTATATCAGGAAATATAAGTAACTTTGTTATGTTTTAGAATTATACACTATTAAATAACTATGAGCAAATATAGGATAAAAGAGTTTTCATTCAGAAGAATGGACGGTGTAATCGTTGAAAAGTTTTTCATACAAAAAAGAATACTGGGGCTGTTATGGATTACTGTCAGAATACCAGTGATTCTTGCAGTTTTTAATGGCAAAATTACGGATATAAGTGTCCTGGAAGGTGTGAAACTTAAGTTTTTCAGAACTTCTGAGGAAGGTTCAGTGTGGAGAGAATATGCTTATGAGAATGCCAAGAGAACATGTGAATTTCTCCGTACTAATAAGAACAAGCGAATAAAGCTAGCTTATTTCAATGACGATGTTGTGTACTACGACAAGAAGACAGGTCGAATTGCAGATACCCCACAGAAATTAATGCCCTATATAGAACAAGGGGAGAAGCCAGAAATAACCGAACAGAATGTTAGAGTATTAGATGTATAATAACATATGCAACAAGTCGTAAGGAAAAGCCTTGCTCAGGCGAATAATATAGATACATCGGCAAAACATTATCATCTATTGGTGGATGGAAACTCTGTGTTGAAGTCATCTTTAGTGAATAAAGACAATGTCAATGCAAAGGGAGAGGAATATGGTGCAATATTACTTTTCCTAAGAAGGATTGGCCAGCTTTTGATGAAGCGAGATTTTGACAGATGTACTGTTGTTTGGGACGGATATAACTCTGGCTCACTTAGATGGAAGCTGTATGCCGACTATAAGGCAAACAGAGACAAGAATTACGAGGCAAATGATTCAAAGACAGCATACGATGCCTATATAGACAACTATACAAGAAGAATCCTTGAACATAGCAGACAGCTACAGAAGGAAAAGGGCAAGAAAGAAACTGACGATGAGAACTTTCAGAGACAAAGAGATGTCCTTATCTCTATTCTCGAAGAGCTTTTTGTCAGGCAGTATATGTATGACGATGTTGAGGGTGATGATTTAATTTCCTACGTTTGCAAAAACAAGAAAAAGAACGATTATATAGTAATCGTATCAGAAGACAGGGATATATCACAACTTATCAACGAACAGATATGCTTGTATATACCAAGCAAGAAGATTGTTGTCAGCCCTAAGAACGCCCTTGAACATCTAGGTATCATACCACAGAACGTCGTGTTACGTAAAATGATATGTGGGGATGTTTCTGATAATATTAAAGGCATAAAAGGAATAGGCGAGACTACCCTTGAGAAATATTACCCTCAAATCAAGTCTGAAAAGACCTCATTAGAGGACTTTCTGGGCGTTTGCAGGAGTATTCTGGAAGAACGTAAGGCAAGCAAGAAGAAACCGCTTCTATGCCTCCAAAATGCCTTAAATAAAGTGACGGATGGATGTCAAGGAGATAAGATTTATGAGATAAACCGAAAAATCATAGATTTGTCAGAACCCTTATTGACAGAAGAGGCCAGGAAAGAACTTGAAGAAATTCATGATTTGCCTATTGACCCAGAAGGAAGGGACTTGAGAAACGTCTATAATATAATAAAGGACAATGGGTACACTGCATTAAGCAATGCTAATGCTTTTGGGGGCCTTTTTGGACAGTATGAAAGACTAAAAAAGAAAGAAATCGAATTTTTTAATGAAAAAAAATGAGAAATCACTTTTTCAAGTCAAAAAAAACGAGTAACTTTGTATCAGATTTCAATAGTGAAGCTATTGAGTTCTCGGTTTGTGTTAATTATATGTTGAACCTTTAAAGCTTGAATTCAAGTGGAGAAAGACATTAAGGTAGCTGCGACCAAAACAGCAGAAACAGAAGTAAGCAATACAAAGAAGCCTTACGAGAAGGAGAGGTTTGAGTTTGCCCTTTCAATCATCACGGAGGGTAAGGAATCGTTGATATGCAGAAGAAGTTTTAGCATTGACGGTTTCATCAATAATTCCATGCGCACATCGGAGTTTGAGAACTGCATCGGTGAGATTGTGAGCCTAATTCAGAACGACCTCGTATGGAAGTCAAGAATCTATCTTTGGCACCATACACCTGTATTCGGCGTTACAGGACATTACGAGGTAGAGACTACAGATGAGAATGGCAACAAGGTTTCTCAATATGTGTCTGGTGATGTTGTAGGCGGTTTCCTTGAGAGGGATGCTGAAACAGGTAAAATGAAGGGTGTACTTGGCTATTTCCCTGAATGGGAGCCAGAGGTTACATCATGTGAGTTACCAAATGAGAACCAGGTAATGCTTAAGTTCTCTGTATACGACCTTGGACGTGAGATTATCAGCAGGGCTTGGGATGCTACAGTTTATCCAAGCTATGTAAGGAAGAATATCGACCTTACTAACAGACTGGTAAGGCTTAACAAGGATAAGGTAACTTACACCTACGACAAGGAGAAGTTCTTTGCTGAGAACGAGAACGTTTACGGAGACCTCCTTATGCTCAAGGAGATGATAATGGACAGGGAGGACCTTGTGCCTCGTATCCTTTCACTTATCCGTAAGTCATGCTCAACCAATTCAGGTTACTACGACAATATCAATGATTATCACACCATTGATAGGTACGGTAACTCTAACGCTAAGGAAGAGCGTAAGTATAACCTCAACGTCTATGCCGAGAATCGTAAGTATTACAAGGCATGGGAAGAGGCTGTACAGAAGAAGACGGCAGTTTATGCCGAGGAGCACTACTACATTCCATTCCAGAAGGGTGCTAAACAGAACAAGAATTTTGCTAAAAAGTGATAATGTGTGTTACGGGGTATCACTGGCATAACTGGTGATGCCCCCTTTTTTTTCTTACTTTTAAGTTTTAACCCACAAACATTATCATATATGGCAAATCAATTAGATAAATCAACTCTTCAATACCTTGGTGAGGACTTTCAGTATAAGCTCATTAAGGAATTCATGGAGAGAAAGGGTTTTTTCGAGAATCTTATTAGTATTATTGACCAGAATGCATTCACTTCAACGTATTTGAGGTCTTATGTCGGTACTATGCTTAATTATTACAAGAAGCATAACATAGCACCGTCATATTCTGCAATGAAGATTGAAATGCATCAGATGGCCAATACCGATACGGATATTGAAATATACGACGGTATTCTTGATAAAATCCATAAGACTACATGTGACGGTTCAGACCAAGTGACTGAATCGGCATTGAGGTTTTTCAAACAGCAACGAGTAATCAAAATCGCAAATAAACTCCTTGAGCAAGCAGCTAAAGGAGATGTTGACTATTTCGCTAAACATGAAGACGAGTTAAGAAATGTACTTAATATCGGCTTAGAGAACGACTATGAGGAATCGTGTCTTTTCGATGGGTTAGATGATGTATTGTCAAAAGATTTCCGTACTACAATACCTACTGGAATCGACCTTATCGATAGAACCCTTAATGGTGGCATAGGTACTGGTGAACTTGGTGTTATCATTGGCCCAAGCGGTTTTGGTAAAACGAGTATGACCACATCTATGGCTCTTCATGCAGCAGGGTTCAAATCTGCCCAAAACAATTTCCAGGGCTTTAAGGTCATGCAAATTGTCTTCGAGGACCAAATCAAGCAAATCAAGAGAAAACACTTCTCTAAGATTACACAGGTCGAAGCTTGTAACCTCTCAAAAGAAGAGTATGCACAAGAAGTAAGAGCCATTCTTGATACTTACGAAGACAAGGAAACCATTCAGAATAATCTGAGAATCATACGCCTCAAGTCGGGTACTAAGACGGTTGATTTCATTGAAAAACTCATAAAAGAACACATAAACAAAGGGTTCAGGCCTGACATTGTCTTCTTGGACTACTTTGAATGTCTCAAAATGTCAGGTAACAGTGCCATGACCAAGTGGGAAAAGGAAACTGAGACGATGAGAAAGATTGAGGCCATGGTTAATGAGTATAATATAGCCTTTTGGGTGCCTGTACAGGGTAACAGAGAATCTATTAATACTGAGGTTGTTACAATGGACAATGCTGGTGGCTCTTTGGGAAAGGTACAGATTGCACATATCATAATGTCAATCACAAGGTCAAAAGATGACATTCAGGCAAATATAGCCACTGTGTCAGTACTCAAAAACAGAGCAGGTTCAAGCGGAAATTCATTCGAGGGTATCGGTTTCAATAACGGCACTTGTACCATAACAGCCAGTCCCGATGGTGGCTGTATGGGTGGAATAGATTTCGGTAGGCCACTACAAAGTCAACAAGACCAATCCTTGGATGAAATGCAAAAAGGACTAATGGCTGAGATTTATGCTTCAACCACGAAAAATAATAAAAAAAATCGTTGAATATAATTCCTCTCTAATAAACTGAATATCATTTGGTTTGTGGGGAGGAATAAACAACGAGGAAAATAGTGTGATTTTTTTTTAGTTTATTATTCTCTAATTATAAATTACCCACTCTATTGTCGGTGGGAATTTAAACTTAATTTTTAAAATTTATGCGGTTAATTATTAAAAGGGATGGACTTTACCAGAACTACGATTTTGGCAAAGTCAAGAGAGTCATCGGCCTTGCTTTTGACTCCTTAGACAAAGAAACCCCTGCCGACTTCATTGATTATGTTGAATCGAAGGTCAACAGTATCGAAGAAGATACCATTGCGGTAGAGGAAATGCAGGACATAATCCAGGGAAGCCTCATTGAGAAGGGTTACAAGGATGTAGCCAAGGCTTTCAAAGAAGTGAGAGAAGAAAG